CCGACGCCTCGACCGTTCAGAAAGTAAACGCCATCTTCATATACACCCTCGCCTGCGCTGAAAGTCGGCATCGTGATGTTTACGCCATTATAGGAGACGACATCGACAGCAGACCAAGGGCGAGCGTCAAAGGCTGCGAGCAGAGCAAAGTCAGGTGCGGGTGTATTGTATGGCATGACTACCTCGCGAAGTTAAACCGGGGCATGCCTCGGTTGTTGCCGTTATAGGTGCGCACGATGTCACCGATCATCGCGCGCTTCGCTGCCTCTTTCGTGTCGTATATCACAGCGCCCCCGAAATTAAGGTTAAAGACCATTTCGCGAGACTCAGCCTCGTCTCGCTGTGGAGCTGTTGCGACTTGAGGCGCTCCGGTTGGCGATACTGTTGCGCCACTAGATCCACCACTGCCACCGGCCCCGAGCAGGTTTGCGCCTAAAGCAGATGCAGTCGCAGCAGATGCAAAGATACCCGCAGCTGTAAAGTGACCGATGGCCCCCTTGCCATCACCGACTGCAACAGATGCAAAGCCCATCGCTGTTTCCATAATCGCGCGCGCACCTGCCTCGATTGCTAGGCTCTTAAGTATGAGACCGATCGACTTTTCAAAGCTCTCACCAAAGAACAAGCTCGCAGCAACAGATTGCGCAATACCTTTCCCATAAAAGGCAAAGAACTCTTGATACTGTTGCATCTGCTTCTCTGCGAGCGCCTGCTGTTTCTTTGCTTGCTGATCAAAAAGCTTATCCTCAAGCTGAAAGCGCTGCATCATCATCTCAATAGAGCGATCGTGCGCTTGTCGCTCTCGTGCAAGTCTCTGATCTTCAATCTGCTTTACTGCGAGGTCATGTTGTCGCTCGACTAGCTCACGTTGCAGAGCGTCCTCTTGAGCCAAGGCGAGCCCGAGCTGGTACCGCTCTTGTGCAAGCGCGATCTGCTGCGCATAGCCCTCCTCAGTTAGCTTGATGTCTAGCTGCCTGATCTGGCTCTCTTTAACGAGGCGCATTTGCTCCTCGCGTAGTGCTTGCTGTGCAAGCTTCTGTTGATCGATTGCCTTTGTCTCTGCCTTGCGAGCTTGCGTCTTATCGGCTGAGATCTTGGCAATCTCTTGCGAGAGCTTCTGATCCTTAAGCCCCTCTTCATTTAACGCCTTAAGCGCTGCTGTCTGCCCATCGACCAAAGCTTTCAGCTGAGTGCGATTCAGCTTCTCGACCGCATCAAGCTGTGTCTGCTTGGTGCGCTCGACCTCGCGTAGTGCTGTGAGCTTGGCTGCCTCGTCTTGTGCCTGCACCTCTGCTCTGAGTGCATCAACCGACGCGCGCCTTGCGATGAGCTCTTTTGCTTTGGTCTTAAGGCTCTCTTCTGTTTGATCCTCGAGCGACTTGTATCTCTTCTCGACCGCATCAAGCGCAGCTTGCTGCTTTGTCATAGACCCGCTCAGGATCTCAAAGACTTTCGCAGATTGCTGTTGAGCCTTGATCACCCCCTGGTACGCCTCTTTGACGCGCTCACCAGCACGAGCTCTTTCATTTGAACTAGCCGCCTCATCTGCGTAGATCTTGCGCGCGCGCTCACCTGCCTCGTTGAGGGCTTTCTGCGCGTCGACCTCAGCTAGAATCACCTTGCCTGCGCGCTCGACCTGCTTCTCAAGTAACTCTTTTTGAAGCTGCGCTTTAAGGTTGGCGCGACTGAAATCAAGTAGCTCTTTCTTGGCAGGGATCAGACCCTTCTCAGCAAGAGCCTCGAGCTTGCTCTGTAGATCAGATGCCGCAGCTGCAAGCGCCTCTTGCCTGTCCTCTGCCTCACGCGCTGCGCCTGATAACTGTCTGTATGCCTCATAAGCTGCACCGACCGCAGTCGTTAAGAGCGCAAGAGGGCCAAGCAAGGCAGTAATGCCAGCGCCACCAGAGGCAACCGATCCGACCGCCTCGCGCATACCTGTGAAAGCGGCTGCACTTTCCCCGACTGCATTTGATACAGCGTTAAGGCTCTCACCCATCTGCTGATTTGTCTTGCCGACTATATCCCCGACGCCCTTAAAAGTCTCACCTATTCCCTCGGCACCCTCTTTGACCTTATCGAGCCCTTTGAGCGCGTCTTTCTGGCCCTTTAATTCGACCTCGATCTCAATAGTGTTCTGCGTCATGTTTGAGACTCCTGCAAGGCTTGCTCGCGCTGTCGTGCGATCATCTCCTCAGTAGAGGCGTGCAGCACGTCTAGCGCTTCGATTATTGCACAGGTCGGCCTCGGGTAGCTAGTCGCGATTGAGCCGAGCCCTTGCCGGTGGCGATGGTAGACACTAATCAGAGGCGCGAGCCGGTTTGCATCTGCAATCGGGCAGCTCCTGACCTTAAGCTCTGCAAAGTCGCTCCCGCAATTTGGCGCGACGCGATAACCAGGCACGAATAGCCCTGCCTCGTCACGCTGAGCCAAGGGCAAGCCCTGCACAAAGCGCCCGCCACAATTACCACGCGAGCGCCTCAGAGCAGGCTTTGCTCTGCATTGATCACACGACCAGCCTCGCCCCTTGCTATTAGGTAGCCATACAGACGAGGCGAGCGCTATTTTCCCGAGACACCGAGCAGGCTTATGCGCTGAATATGTTGCACAAGCTCTGAGATGACTTGCAGTCGATGCGACTCTGGCTTGATGCGATCAATCATGTCGCTTGCAGGCTGATCATCGATCTCGACAAGCGCGACGCGCACCATCTCCACAAACACGCGCGATAAGTATGCTTGATAAGACGCAAGCGCCTCGCGCTCATCTTCTGCAAGCTCGTGATGCCAGCGCGCTTTCTCTCGCTCGTCGCTCGGTGCGTCAAGCCAAAGGATGCGCCCGAGCTCACTGCGTGTATATGCACCGGCTCTCACCTCTGCCTGCTCTCGATCGCTTGGTGAGAGCGCCTTGATCTTGAATCGCGTTGCACCCTCGTGCGCCTCGAGCGCGCTGAGCTCACCTGCCTCGAGGTAAGCTTGCATCTGCTCAGGCGAGCAGGTCACAGCAGGGTCGCAGGTCACAACGACCTCGATCGTTAAATCAGAGTCAGGCAGAAATGAGAGAGCCATACTTAGGAGCCTTTGCCGAGTGCGAGTCTAAATGGTGAGTTATATACATCACCTGTGTCGGCAACGTCACCACCAAAGCGACTCATCTTGTAGGTTAAAGGCTGGCGCACAATATCATTACCGCTCGGATCGTACTTGCTCGGGTCATTGGCGAGGTAGGCGGCCGGCAACATAAACGCGCCACCTTGCCCGGCTGCGATCGGCCCAAAGCCGACAAGCACCTGCCTGAGCTGACGATTAAAGAAATCGTTGTTGATGGTCGTGTTCGGTGTCGTGACTGTAAGACTCAGCTCTACATCGACGTCTGACACCTCCATATCACGCATCGCTAAGATGCTGTTACTGTGTCCGATCGGTGTGAGCGTGTTGGTGATCGTCAAAGTAAAGTCCTCGACGTCAAGCGAGATGCGCCCGAGCGTGTCACCAGTCAGACCGGCATCTGTGAGGCTCGTTGGTGCTCCGTCGCTGATCACGACATAAGAGCCCCTGAAGAAACAAGGTGCGCCCGAGTTGTACGAGGGCTCGACCGGGCCGACTGCGTTGCCATGATCGTCTTGAATGATCGCAGCTTGATAGACCAGATCAGCCATCACTCGACCATTATCGAGAGAGAGAGTCATGCTCTCTAGTCGGCATCCGTAGGCGTATGACCTGAAGTCGACGCCATCGACGCGAAACGAGAGAGAGTGCTGGGTCGTGCCGAGGTTGTCACGAGTCGGGCAGTACCAGGTCTGTAGTAGGCGCATCGTCGGTGTGCCGGTGAAGCTCGAGCTAAATGCAGGACTCACAGAGACATCGCCTGATACGTTATTATCTGTCACTGAGCTATACTCAGCGCGACCACCCAAGTCAGAACCGATAATCGAGCCGGTGACGTAATTGGTTGAGGTAGTTGTCGGTGTGAAGTTGTTGACGTCTGCGATGCTCGCCACTGCATCACTGTGAGTCAAGCCTGCCTGAGTGAGGAAGCCTGCACCGAGGAGCTCGCCCAAGTAGTTAGAGCTGTAGTTGTTCACAGAGCTGCCGACTGTGGTCAGGTCAAGACGTAGCTCGACTGTGCCGGTGCGACGACGAACACGAGAGCCACCAGACCAAACAGTGTCCGGCTCAGGTGGCAAGCTGTATGTGCCGTCGCGCGCATCGTTGCGCTCTGACACGACGACATCGCCATAAACGATAATCGGGTCGCGCTCACAAGGCACTGATGTATAGGTGAGCCCGGAATAACTGGGCAGGCCATCGACGAGAGAGCCGAAACTGCTCTCTGTCGCGACGCTGATTGATCGATGCGTAACGCTCATGATAACGCCTCCAAATAAAGCAAGTCGAAAGGAAGAGAGAGCACGAGCGACGTGATCTCTGTTGTAGGGTCTAGGATAGGCTCATATACAGGCTCGCCCGGTATCACACTCACGATACCAGTCGAGGCGAGGTCATACTGTGGCCCCTTCAAGGTCAAGAGCAGACTCGCGCCATCCTCAGCAATCAAGCGCTCGAGATAGTGAAGCTCGCCTATGTCATAGCGCACACGACAAACGACACGAGCTCGCCTGCGACCTGATAGACCTGCCTCACCATCATCGATCGCAAATGCCTCAAGCCTGAGCTCAAAGTATCGGTTCGTGTTCTGGTGAGCCTCAAGAGGAGCGACGCGACCTGATGAGTTAATCGCGACAAAGCCGTGATGCGTGTCTGTCTTTGGTAGCGTCGCCTCGATCTGATCCTCAAGATAAGCGAGCGCGCTGTATATGCCTTGGCTCATCGTCTACCTCTCTTGATCTTCGCTGTGAGCTCTGCCTGCACCGCAGACACTAACACATTTACATCACGAGGAGATAGGCCGATAAAGGGTCGATCAGCGTGCACATCGTATCCATACGAGCGCACGCGATTAGTGAGCCCGATTATAAAGCGCGCGTCGGTCGCTTCCATTAGCACTAGGTTATTCATCATCGCACCAGACAAGACGAGATCAACCAGCGCGCTCGAGCTTGCACTATGCCGACGACTTTGCACCTTGTACTCGCGATAACCACCTTGGTAATAGACGCTCTGACCGGTGCGAGATACTCGGCCCCCCTTCGGAGTCAAGACTGCGCCCGATCGAGGTATATAAATTGGGCTTGTAGAGTATGGCTTGAAAGGTTGCCCATCTGCATCGATGCCCTTGCTCGTGCGTAGCTTAATCGCTGCGACGGTATTGAGACCGAGGCGAGCTGAGTCGCGCGCAGTCCACAGAGACGAGGGCAGATTCAGCCTGACTTTAGCGTGCATCTCAGTGTCTCATGCCTCGGGTCGGTGTGAAGGTCTTATCGTACTCTGTCTTGCTGTAAGATCGCCAACTTGCGCGCATATCACGCCATGATCCCCCCTGCTTAGCGATGTCGAGCTCATCATCATCGACGATATTATCACCATCACGATCGAGGGCGAGTGAGCGCAGGCTGATGTCGAGGAGCTGTTGACAACGCTCGCGCATAGCGTTTGCTGCGTCTAGCTGATTCATCGACTCATACACACGAGCTGCTGTGCAGTATGCGTGTGCGTTGGCAAAGCTCGTCGCGTTAAAGATCTCATCTTCTGTCACGTCAACCTCGTCTTTGAGGTGATCACGAATCACGAGAATGATCTCTTGTAGAGCTGCATCGATCTGAGCATCAAACGAGCTCTGGCGACGTGGGATCATGTCAGCCAACTGAGGGAACTGCCCGACCAGATCATCGTGAGACAGGCCAGTGTCAAAGGGTCGAGGCGTGATCTTAAGCAGACCCTTTGCAAGCTTGGCGTCGAGCTGTTGACCGAGGTCAAGCACATAGCTCACCTGCCAAGGATAATACCCTGTCGTGTCGGTGATGGTGCTCGATACAGTCGCGTAATACATACCGAACACGAGCAGAGCACTCTCGCTCAGGTCGATCTCTCGCGATAAGGGCTCAGCCAAGATCGCAGTCGTGCCAACCATGCGCACCACCGACACCGAGTAAATGCAATCGCCCTCGGTCACAAGGTAGGCTTTGACTTGATCTGCTTGCAGTGCAGTCGCTTGCGCGTTCACTGTGAGCGTGCGTCGATCGTTAGCGATAGCAGATACAGTCGCATCGGCTCGGCTTGCTGTCATAGTGACAGGCGACACACTACCGACTGTGAGCGATGGCGCTGAGTCGAGAGGCCCAGGTGCGACCCATTCAAAGGTGAGCGTCTGCCCTGTTATGCTCTTGATCATTGTCTGCCTCCTGCGTTGGCTTTCGTTATATCTGCGTTAGTCGCTCGTGTGAGGCCGGCAGCCTCGACAAAGCTCTCAGTTACAGGCGACCAACTGTGGCGGCAATTATACCCACCGCACGAAGTCTTGACCGGTAAGCCTTGCCCATTATCAAGACGATTCATCTGCGTCTCACTTACGACCTTATTGATTAAGGGTCGACAGAAAGCGCGCGTAACGCCATCGCGAGGGCCGGTGTAAAGATACAGGTCAAGATCAAAGGCTTGAGCTGCTGAGGCAGTCACAGCACGACCAAACTGTGAGAGCTCAGTGTTAACCTGTGTCATCTGCGTACCAACGATCGACTCTAGTCGTTGATCCATCGCCTTAATCGCGCTCGCCTTTGGTACGCCAACAGTCATACCTTCGAGCGCTGTGCGCGTCGCCTGTAAGGTGCTCGGCAAGATGACATCTTGAAACACCTGATCAGCAGTCGCGAGCTTAAGCGCGTCGATGCTCGGCAGCTCTGCCGGATCAACTGCGCCTATAATAGTTTGTAGTGTATCAAGCGCAGCGACCGCGATTGCGTCTGATGCGCCTATAAAGTCATCGACTGCCAAGCCCAGACCGCTCGCAAGTATGAACTCGCTCAGCTCGTCTCGACTCAGCATAAGCAGCTGCTCGGCTGAAGTCATCTCAAGCGCGCTTGATAAATTAGCACTTAACTCTCGATGCGACCGCTTAAGTGATCGTCGAAAGTCTTTGTCTGCTTTGACCGCAATCTTTAAGGCTGCGATCTTAGCAATAAGTATCTGCCTCTGTGGCCCCTTGGTATCACGAAGCTGCGCTGAAAGATCATCGATCGCTATTTGATCGGCATCCTTTTCAGCGAGCGTCGTGATATGAGGGCGACCACATGAGCAGAGCACTGATCACCTTATGCGAGGCAGTTAGTCAGGACGAACCCGAGGTCACTGTCGATCACCTTGAAGAGGTGAGACTCGTCTGCCCAGACGTTACGACGAGTGAGATCGAGCGCGTCGTACTGGCCAGCCTTCATGCCCTCAAACTCCATGTTGGCAGCTGCGATCGGCATCATGCGAACACCTGAGCGAGACTGCACAGCGTCGGAGCCGTGGAGGATACCCATGAAGAGGCTATCGCGTGTCCATACATAGCCCTCGCTTGAGCTCGCGCCAGGCACTGCGCTGTCAACACGAGCGCCACCGACGAGAATGTTGGGGATCCCGAGGATGTCGCGAAGAGTGTTGATAACTGCCTCGTCGCTCAAGATGAGGTTCCCAGAGGCGACGCCATTTGGAGTTGTGCCTGCTTGGAAGTACCCACGAAGCTCAGGAGAGCGAGCGAGCGCCCTGAAGAGATCACGACCCATCACGAGAGAGTCTGGGTTGATGCCGTGCGCGTTTGCGAACACAGTATCCTTGAGCTGATGCAGGTAGCTGAGAGGCTCAGCACCGGCAGCGTCAAAGGTACCACCAAACTCAGAGGTCGAGTCGTTGCTGTTGAAGTTAGCAGTCCCGAAGAGAGTGTTCGCTGCGCGCTGCTCTTTTGCGAGCTTCATAACGCGAGCGACTTTCTTGACAATGCGCGCCTCCTCAGAACCTGGGTACTGAGAGTCGATGATGTCCTCCATCGCGATTGAGTCCTCAGCAGAGTAGATCTCACAGCGATAAGTCGTGCTCGTGCGATCAAAGCCACCGATGCGAGCGCGTGATGCACCGGGTGCGCGCTCGAGATCGAGCCCTGCGCCTGCGCCCATAAAGTTACGCGAGGTCTCGAGTAGGAGCGTGCCGGAGCGCTCAGGCACCTTGATATTCTCGCAGACCTTATCAGCGATGAGGCTTGCGTCGCTAGGGACTGCCTCCGCGACTAGGTTGCTTAGGATCTCGTCGACTGGGTGGATATTACGATATGAACTAGCCATTTTGGATCACCTCCTACTTAAGCGAGTGGTGCGAGGCCACGGTTGAACAGGATAAAGAACTGCTCATTGAGGCTTGCGCTTGTCTGGTTGATGTTGGGGAGGCTGAAGCCGACAGGGTAGTGAGAGCTTGCAGCTGCCTGCACCTTGCCACCGGTGGTCACTGCGAGGACAGTTGCCGAGGTGAGGGTGAGAGAGCCACCAGCGATCACGCGAGACTCGCCTGAGATAACGACGTCAACAACGTCACCTGTATCGCCTGCGCGCTGAGCGACTCCGATGATGGTGTTAGCAGTTGGGTCGGTTGCGACTGCGATCTTGCCGGCTGAGTCGATGGCGACGAGCGCGAACTCAGTCACAGCAGATGCACAAACAAAGGTCTTGATGATCTGATTCATGATCACGCTCCTTAGTTAAAGACGCTGTTATATGCGTCTGGGTTATTGGTACGGAATAGATTGAGAGCCTCGCTGAAGTTAAGTCCCTTCTCTTCTGCGAGGAGCTTGACCTGCTCAGCTAAAGTCGCCTTGTTGAGCTCAGCACCTGATGCGCCATGCCCGATCTCATTCAAAGGCACTGCTGATGAGGCAGGGCGATCGCTAAACATCTGCCAGAACTCAGGCATGTTCTCGCGAACGTCCCAAGCGCGAGCGGCTGCTGTCTCCTCGCTTGGGCTGACCTTGCCCTCGCGTAAGAGAGACGCGACTGCCTCACGACGCTCGACGTCGCGCTTTTCTGCCTCGATCACCTCGAGGCGCTCTGAGAGCTTCTGATTCTGCGCGCGAAGTTGCATGACCTCTGCGAGCATGTTCGGCTCAGCAGACTCGCTCAGCTTTGCAGGCTCGGTCATCTTCTTCTCTTTGTCGTCGTAGCTGTCGCCCATCTTCTCGGGCTCAGCCTCTTTCTTGACCTCATCCTCGGCTGGCTTCTCAGCATCAACCTCGACCTCGATCTTTGCCTCGTTCTCAGAGGTCATGTCTTTTACCTTCTGCTCGAGCTCTTGCACCATCGCGTCTTTCGCAGCGAGGGCAGCACGAAGCTCGTCAATGTTCATAGACTCAAGATCCATGTTCACTTGCTCCTGTTCACTTAGTGTCACCCGATCAATGCGATCATGCGATTGAGCAGGTCTTGGGGTTAAGGTGACAGCGAGCAGCTGAGCGTCGCCCACTTTGTCGCCACCATTACGAGTATAAATCTCACCATGCAGATATTCGGGCGAGCTCCACAGCACACCGCCTGCCTCTTGCACGACTTTAAGGCCGCGCTCGTTGTAAGCAGGCACTGCATAAAGCCCATCTTCGCGCAGGTCGAGATCGATGATCATGCCGAGCGCGTTGCCCGACTCAGGGGGCGCAGGTGTACCACCGGCAAAGGGCGAGGTCGCGTGTTGCCAGTCGATAATCACTGGGTCTGCGTCGCGTCGGTCATAATAGACGCGCACCATCTCCTCGAGGAGCTCCTGCGAGACAGGCGCACCGATCGCCTCACCATTCATGCGCGAGCTGACTTGACCGAGCGCCAACGTCTTGAACGGCTTGCCGACTGTGAGGCCATCTGGCACATCATAGGTCTGCTCTGCTCTGACTTGAATTGCCTCGCCATAAGCGCGAAGGGTTGCTTTCTTGTCTGCTGTATCCATTTGACTCACGACCTTTCGAGCCCAAGAAAACCCAGCATCACCGCCCCAACCATCCCAAGCTTGTCGGCCTTTGCCGTAGCTCTCCCAGGTCGAGCCCTGCTTGTCGACCTCGTGACGCTGAAAGTAAGAGAGCATTCTGCGCACAGTCTCAGGTGATAGCGTCTTACCTGCGATCAAGTCACGAGCTCGCGCGATACCGACCGGTGTCATGCCTCTCTCGCTTGGTGGCTTGTCAGCACGACGACGCAGAGCGCGCTCGGCTGCCTTGCTTGCACCCTGTGGAGGCTTGAAATCAATGTGATCGTATTTCTTAGGCGCGAGTAGAGCTGCCTCTGACTTTGCCTCGGTCTTTTGAGGATGACCAGAGGGCAATAAGTCGAGGTCGCCTGTGTATGCCTCTTTGCGCTCACCTGTGCCGACGAGCTTTAAGAAAGCTTTGACGCGACCATATGCCCATTGATTGCGAGTCATGCCCGGACGATGTGAGACGCTGAAAGCGCCTGCGCCTCGCCTGAATACAGCTTTGAGAGAGCCAAGATCGACTTTCTTGCTCTTAGCTTTGTATCGGTCGTTGTGCTTGTCGACCATACCTTGCAGAGCGCGCGCGACGCTCTCAGAGATTTCAATGCCGCCTCGCTTGCCTGATGCTGAGCCTTGCGGATTGGTCTTGCTCCCTTTGATCTGGTCACGCTTAGGCGCTGGCGTTT